GTTGCTCAATAAAGCTCGCGGCACCGGTCAACGAGGGCGGCGGCGAGACCGAGGTCACGTCCTACATGTGACCATGCCAGCACGCCGCGACAACTGGCCAAACCTTCTCGCGCAATTTATTGAGCAACGGCGCGAGCAGCCTTTCGCGTGGGGCGTAAACGATTGCTGCATCTTCGCGGCCGATTGGGTCCAGCTCTGCACCGGCGAGGATTACGCGAAGGCGTGGCGCGGTCGATACTCCACACCCATCAACGCTCGGCGATTTCTCAATGAGGCGGGCGGCGTCGAGGCTTTGGTGGACGCGCTAGGGCTGCAACGAGTCGCGCCGCAGTTGGCCGGGCGCGGTGACATAGTCGCGCAAGAAGCCGGACGAGGAATGACGCTCGGCATTTGCCTCGGCGTGACCACGGCTTTCGTCACTAAAAACGGCTTAGCGTTTGGCTCGATTGCGAACGCAGAGAAATCTTGGAAAGTCTAAAATGGAAGCACTCACAATTTGGATCCTCGCGACAGCTGCCGAAATCACCGGGACCACCATCGTGCTAAGCGCCGGTGGTCTTGCTGTCGCTACGTCAATCACGACCTTTATCGTCGTTACCGCTGCTTCGATGGCCGCGTCGAAACTGCTCGCGCCGAAGATGCCGAGCTTCTCGGACTCTTCGATGACGGACCGGTCTCAAATGGTCCGCAATCCCATCTCGGCGCGGTCGATGGTTTACGGAAAATGCCGGGTCAGCGGGACAATCGTTTATCTCAGCACGACGGGAGACAAGAATCAGTTCCTGCACATCGTCGTCACGCTCGCCGGCCACGAGATCCAAGCCATCGACGAAATCTATTTCAACGACGAGCTGGTGCCGCTCGATGCAATCTTCACAAATGAGCCGACCGGTTTTTACGCAGGCGTCGCGCGCATCAACAAGCATCTCGGCGAGACTTATCAGACGGTCGATGTGGATTTGAAATCTGACACCGCGAGCCTGACGGATGGAAAATGGACGGATGATCATCGCCTGCGCGGCATCGCCTACCTTTACGTGCGTCTCACGTGGGACGCCGAGAAATACCCGAGCGGCATTCCTAACATCAGCGCCGTCATTCGCGGCAAGAAAGTGCTCGATCCGCGCACAAGCACGACCGCCTACTCGGCCAACGCCGCGCTCTGCTTGCGCGACTACCTGACCGACACATCGCTAGGCATGGGCATGACCGCCGCCGAGGTGGACGACACCGCTTTCGGCGTCGCCGCCACCATCTGCGAAGAGCAGGTTCAAATCCTTCCCGTCTCGCCCGTCGTAAACGAAAACCGCTACGAGGCCAACGGCGTCATCGTGACGAGCGCATCGCCCGACGAAAACATCGGCAAGCTCCTCAGCGCGATGGGCGGCTTAATCGCCTACACGGGCGGCCGCATCGTGCCTTACGCTTCAGCCTACCGGATTCCGACCGTCACGCTGACCGAAAAGCATTTTGTGGGACCGCTCAACGTGCAGACGCGGACGAGCGCACGCGACCGCGTCAACTCGGTTAAAGGCGTTTACGTCAGCGAGACGAACAACTGGCAGGTAACGGATTTCCCGACGATCAGCTCGCCGACCTACGTCAGCGCGGACAACGGCAACGTCTTTTTCCGCGACGTTGTTCTACCGTTCACCACCTCGCCTAGCTGCGCTCAACGGCTCGCCGTGCTGGAACTGCGCCGCGCTCGCGAGGAAATCACGTTCTCTGCACGCTTCCGCCTCGAAGCGATGCAGGTCCGGGCCGGTGACACGGTCATGATTACCAACGAAAAGCTCGGCTGGTCGTCGAAGGTCTTCGAAGTCATGGAGTGGAATTTTGCGAGCGACGGCACGCCGCCCCAGGTCTTCATCGACATGACGCTGCGGGAGACCGCTTCGTCGGTCTACTCGTGGGACGTTGACGAGGAAATCTTTGTTGAGGACTCACCGAACACGACCTTGCCCGACCCGTTCACGCTCGGCGCGCCGACGAACCTTTCGCTCACGGCAGACGGCACGACGCAGCTCGTGCAGGCCGACGGTGCAATCATTCCGCGTATCCGCGTCGGCTGGACGCCACCGGCTGAGGCGTTTATTATTTCAGGCGGCGAGGTCGTCATCGAATACAAGCCGAGCACAAGCGTAACCTACCTCACGGCGAACACGGTGAAGGGCGAAGTCACCGAGGAATTTATCGACGCAGGCATCAAGGTCGGCACAAACTACAACGTCCAAATCTACGGGCTAAGCAAATTCGGTGTTTCCACGACTTACACCGCCGGCTCGATTACGGTCTCGCCGGACACGACGCCGCCCGCGGTTCCGACCTCGTTGACCGCTATCGCCGGCACCGGCCAAATCATTTCGCTCGACTGGGCGGACAACACCGAACTCGACCTTGGCGAATACGGCGTTTATCGGAACACCTCCAACGATCCGGGCGCAGCGGCTGAGATCGCGCAGACGCGGGCAAGCCGATTTGTCGATGTCAGCCTGACGCTAAATCAGCAGTATTTCTATTGGGTCACCGCCTACGACCGGCAGGAAAATCAAAGCGCGAAGAGCGCAACGGCGAGCGCCACTGCGGTCGCAGTCGTGGCCGGTCAGACCGACCCGACGCCGCCAGTTGACCCGGCTGCGCCGACGGTCGCCTCAACTACGACCTACCTTTCGAGCGACGGAACGGTGTTCGCTCAGATCGTCGTCAGCGTGCCAGCGTTCACGACCCGGACGGCCGTGATGAACGTGCTCTATCGCAAGAGCGGCCAGACCGGTTTCATTGTCGCGGATCAGCGCAGCACGGGCGGCGGCACGTCATCGATTGACGACCTGACACCCAACGTGAGCTATGAGATCGCGGTGCAGGCGTTCTCCGCGTTCGGGATCGGCAGCGCCGTGGTGACAGGGCCGACGCAACTTGCGCCGAGTAAAACGACAGGGCCGGCGGCGCCGATTCCGCTTTCGCCGGCGTTGGTCGGAAATGTTGAGCCTCGAAAAATTGGAGCAGTCTTTGCGTTCGGTTCGCTTGCCGAGTGGCAGGAAAACACAGAGCAAGATTTTGCTTACTACGAGGTCAAGGCGACGCTCACGAACTCCGACGCGGCGGTCGATTACAGTTGGGGCTACGCTGAAATTTTCGAAGCGCGTTTCACCTTTTACAACGCAACTCTGCAAGCCGGCCACGTTCGCGTGCGCTCAGTCAATCGCAGCGGAGTCGCGAGCGCATGGACTTATTTCGGCAACGCAAACGGGTTCGCATCGCTGGGTCTTGTTTTCGGAACTGCCGCCGAATCCGTCGCTGAAGGCAACGACACCCGTATCACCGGCGCAGCCCAGAAAGCGTCGAACCTCTCGGACGTTGCCAGCCCGTCCACCGCTCGGGCAAATCTCGGGATCAATCGTTTCTCGCACGTCGAGACATTTACTTCCGTCGGCGCAGCGAGCACAACTTTCACTTTCACGCACAGCCTCGGGACGGTGCAGGACTACGTGCTGGCGTCGTGCGTTGACCCTGCGAACAACCTTTTGATCGCGCACGATTACGCCAACGCGGGCAACACGACCAACGCGACCGTCTTCAAGGTCGAGACCGTTGACGGCTCCAACATCAGCGACGGCGGGCGACGCTTCACGATCCACTTCGTGCAGTGATTCCGCGCTGAGTCTGTTTTTTCTTCAGACGTAAGCCGTTGACTATCAACGCGCACGGATTGCGTGCGATACTTCGCGCACATTTGGCTTTCAACGGTCGGGCGAATGTGTATGGTTTTTTCATGCCAGCCGAAGCGATTTAACGCCGAGGCGCGCAATCAAAAATGACCACATCAGAAATCATCACCCGCAGAAACGAAATCGCCAACCTAGCACTCGCTGGGGACACCCGCTACTCATTCGACCCTATCGGCGAAACCGACGGCGACATCAACGACATGGCTGACGAAACCGACTTGCCGCTCGCCTATCGCGCAACCAGCACCAGCGACGTTGCCGTTTACTCTGACGGCGAGCGCCACGTCCTAGTCTGCGACGCTCACGGACCTATCTCGATCTACGTTTCAGGAGGTGCCGCATGAGCCCGACCACCGCCCTCACCCAAGCGCTGATCCTCGCGATCACGGCGCCCGACCAAGCACGCGCTGACCGCGCAATCGCTCTCGCCGAATCTATCGGCGCGGGCTGCACGGCGAAGCAGATTGCAGCGGCGAAGCGCAACGCGGCAAAACTCACGAAATGAAATCCACGCTCCTCTTCCTCGCGCTCGCGGCTACCGCGCACGCGGCGCCACCCGCCTCGTTCTGGCGGGCGATCCATCTCGTTGAGACATCCGGCCGCACTGGGCCAATCCTCGGCGACGGCGGGAAGGCGCTGGGAC